GCCTGCCTTGGTCTTGATGTCTATCCTTGCAACCGCAGGTCGTTGTGGATCACGGTCTAACTCCAGCCAGATGGCATCGTACATTGCCTCTTCGCATTGTTTGATAATTCTTGGTTCCATAATGCTAAATTCTTCTTTTAATCACGACATTCCATTTGTCTTCCGGGAAAATCTTACGGATCGTTTCGATACATTTATTAAGTTCTTTGAGTGAGCAAAACGCATCCACCAGGTCACCTTCTTCGTACCATTCCCATCTTTTAGTGTCTGCCGCTTCCTCTTTTGAAAGAGGTCTGACTATGCTCGCTTTGAATCCCTGGTACTCGTTAGGAATCTTTATGCCACCAAGGTATCCTCCTACAATTTTATTTCCGCTTCTGTTTACCACGGGAATACTAATAGAGCAATAGTAATGCTCTGCTCCACCACAATAACCTATATAAGAAGTTATACAAAACTCCACATCACGCTTTCCTTTCGTATAATCACCTTTTGTGGTATATTTCTCACCATCAAGATCAAGGCAGAAGGTGAAGCCTTCTCCAATCGTGCTAGGAATAGGAGCTTCCATTTCCGTAATATCGGCTCCACGTTCCACTCGTATCATTTCTTTCCAATTCATAACCTTACCGTCTGCTTAAATAGTTAAATAATGTCAGACGTGCGTCCGCAAGCGTCTGCTTGTTAAACTCGCTCATCGGGAGCACCGGTATTCCGTCCAGTGAAAGACAAAGCATGTTGTCGAACTCCCTTACCTGAATGCGTCTTTCCGCTTCCTTAATGGTTGCCAGTCGCTTGTTGTCCTTTCGCTCCTGCTCCCACTTGGCGGTAAGCTGCTTCGCTTTCTTGTATGCCTGCATCATAGGGCAACCCTCCACGCTCTCTTGATTTCTGCCCCCTCGATAACCTTGCGGTTGTCGATTCTGCGGAACTTGACCTTCATCTTACCAGCCTGCAACCATCTGCGCAGGGTGTTGCGATGGATGCCCAGCACCTTGCAGGTCTCTGTCATGGTGTATCTGCCTGCATCCGCTACCTTTGGTTCTTCGTTCGTCATATTAAGCCCTCCAAAAGATTAAAGTTACTAATACGATGGCAACTGCCAGGCTTATTACTTCGTCACTTGTGATAATCTCGATAAACTTCTTCATACGCTCTGAATGTTTAATGGTTCTACTTGATTATTTGCGCACGGCTGCACGTCTCTTCTTTGGTGTTATCAATCCAGCCTTAATGAGGATAACACGCACGTTCTGCTGGGTGCAACCAACACGCTGTGATACTGCGAGCATTATTCTGCTGTCTGAGGTCTCGGCAGGTGCTTTTGCTCGGAAATCTGCAAACATCGCTATGATGTTCTTCTTTCGTTCGTCCTGCTGCTTCTGCAGTGGGGTTCTGAAATCGTAATTAAAATTTTCTCCCATTTTTATTTGTATTTTAAATTATTTTCCTTATCTTTGCCAAAGAGTTTTTAAACTCGTTATGTAATTCGGTTGCAAAGATAGTTTAATTTGGTTTAATATGCAAGTAAAATAAATAAAAACTGCATTATTTTAACTAGTATTAATACTATCGCAAACTATTTTACATTATTTTAAACTGGTTTGATATGAGTACAAATGAAGAAGTAATAAAGAGAATTACAGAAATTAGAAAGAAAAATGGATTATCCATTAATAAGTTGGCTGATAAATGTGGGGTTAATTCTGCAAACCTTTCGAGGTCTCTTGCAGGAAAGGCTTCGCTTACCGACCGTGTAATTTACAAAATCGCCAATGCACTGCACGTCTCGGTTGACTGGCTTGAAAATGGTATTGAACCAATGTTCTCCCCTACGGTCGCCAGTACTGCCGATGTCGGTGCAGGTATTACTGGTTCCAACGTCTCCCAGTCAATAAGTAGTGATGCTGCCTTGGTTAGAGAGTTGGAACTGCTTAAAAAGATGGTTGCGGATAAGGACGAGGAAATCAAGTTTCTTCGTGCGCAATTATCGACAAAAATAAGTGGTAGCGTATGACTGGTTTAGAGCTAAGAAGGTATGTTGAATACTCTGGGCTTACAATGAGCGATATAGCAAGGGAATTGGATACCAGCCCACAAAATATTCGATACAAAATGACAAGGGAAAGAGTCGATAATGATTTCGTGGAAAAGGTGCGGAATATTGTTTCAAAGTACGCCCCTTCCTTATCAACAGAAGTACAACATGCGATGCTTGAAAACAAGCTGAATTATTGCGTGACTGGCGAGGGTCTTAAACAACGTTTAAAAATGTATGGAATTTCTTTGAGTTACGTTGCTGCCAGCTTAGGAACAAGTCCTCAGAATTTGGGCGCAAAGCTAAACAGGAAGTCTGTTAAATTAGACTTTGCCCAAAAGGTTGAAGATGTAATTCAAAAGTACAAAGAGGAGATAGGGCTTGACTCAAACTTTCCTTTAGAGCAACCTGAGCCTTCAGAAGAACAAAAGCCTTCAACTATACTGGAATCGGTTTTGATGGCAAAAGTTGAAAGACTCGAAAATGAAAATTCCTTCCTGCGAAAGCAAGTTGAAACGCTGCTTGCCATTGTGGGACAAAAATAATTTAGTAACTTTGCAGCGCAATGTGGATAGAAAAATTAGGCTCGTACTTCGTTGATGTGTCGAAATATATCTTGACTGGTGTCGTGATTAGTTCGCTATTCAAGGATTTCGAGGATAAAGTATTAATTTATATAGTTGGAATCGCCCTAGCCTTCCTCTGCTTGGTCGTGGGTCTCGTACTCAGCAACAAAAAGGATAGAAAGGGCAAAAAGGAAAAGGAGAAATAAATTATGGGAGTATATTTAGCTTTCTTGTTCGTGGGAGTGCCTTGTATGGTGTTCCTCGCATTCTGTCTCACTAGAAACGGAAAAAAATGGCTTAGACAAAATAACTTGCTTTAGCCTATGGATGCTTTTTTGTTATTTAACGTGATGGCATTGGGAATGACCATTGCATTCGGTATTTTCTTGAAATCAAAGAAAGGTCAGAAGTGGCTGCGTGAATTATAAGGTATGGTCAGTAAGTTAATTAAAGAGCACGACCGCAGGACGCTGCTTGCAACGTATCTGTATGGTGTCTCCAATCTGTTTATAAGCGGAACGGGTATCGGTGGTTTCTCTCCATTGATTACTGGCGATAATATAGGATTGTATAATGTCCTTTTCATCGTCTTCGGTGTCATGGCATCATGCACCTTCGCTTATTTCGCTAATAACGTAATGAAGTATAACAATTCAAATGTTTAGATTATGGAACTAGCAACTTTATTTATGTTCATCGGTGCAGTTATCGGCACAAGTCTCGTAATTTGGTCTAAGACTAAATCGGGTCAGAAATGGCTGCGTGAACTTTAGTTCTCGCTCCAGGTACAATATCAACTAAAATTCTAAGTAACGATGAAAGATGAGGATTTCATAGAGCGGAAGGAGAAGGTTCTTCTTGCCGCTCTCGGTAAAAGCTGGCTATGGAAAGCCAGCAGGTTGATAATAGGCATTATCCCTCCAGTGGGTGCGTTTGTGCTGCTGGTGCACTGCACCCTGCTCTCGTTCGGCATTCGGGTAAAACTCACGGAGTGGATATTCGACTGCTCGCTCTTCGGCTTCATCGCCTGGATCATCGTCAGTCTAGCCTATGGGTTCTGCTGGGTGCATCGGGCGTTCTCTACCTACAGAGTGCTGATTTCGTTCTGCATCGACTTCCAGCGTTCCTTCGGGTTCGGTGTCTTGAGCCATCCTATGCACCTGCTGATGGTCGCCCTAGGGCTGCTTCTCTTCTTCATCTTCATCAAGAAAAAGGCTTGGAATGAGTTCTACGAAAGAAATATTAATCATTTAAATGAAAAGTAATATGAAAAAGATAATAATGTTATTCGTGCTTGCGCTCATGTGCGTGGGTGTGCAGGCGCAAAGCAAAAATATAAAGACAATGCTCTTCTCAAAGTTGGGGTATGATGTGCAGGGAAAAGACACAGTCTATTATGTTACACTCTTGATGTATCATAATTCTTTGTCGTTCGTTGGCAGAAACTCCTTGGTCGAGAATATGCAAAAGATACTCAATACAAACTTGAAAAAGGGAGAATCATTCCAGCTCACAAATCCTACAAAAGACATCCTTTCATTCAGAAGCAAAACTGCTTTTTGGGTCAATAGAACATTCTCGATAAGTAAGGCTACAGCTGCGAAAACGCTTCGTGCTCTCGGTATAAAGGCGTACACCCAGCACGAAAAGAATGCAAGAAACGATAGTATAGATGAAACTTACAGATTTTCGTATTGATTACCTTCTCACCTACGAGAAATACCTGCCAGTGCTCACCCCTTCCGAGGTGGATGGACTGCTGGCTTCTCGCCCAACGCTGGCTCAGTTGCAGGACTGGTCGCAAAGATTGAATAATCATCGGGCAAGGCTGGAAAGCGTTTTCAGTCGTGCCTACAAAAAGATAAAATGAATATGGAAGATAAAAATCTGATGTCCGCTGATGTGGATATAGTAGTTCGTTTCTTCTCTGCCATCGACCGCCTGAAGGCTGATGGTTGCATTGGCGGTCTGAAGACAATAACTGACCGGTATGGTATCAACCGCTGGAACATCATGTCCCTGCGTGAAAAGCCTACCGAGTACTACGGTCGCTTTCGTCCGTCTTGGGTTCAGTTCCTAGTCCGTGACTACCACATCAACCCATACTGGCTGCTCCTTGGCTCTGGGGAGTTTTATGCAACTGGCTTCACGCCCGAAATCGTGAAAAACCTGAATAAAAACTGCACAAGAAAAAAGCAGCCTGCATAAGTTTTTAATTTTCAATTATTTAGAACATACGTTATGATTTTAAGTACAACTCCAACCATAGAAGGCCACCCTATCCGTGAATACCGTGGCGTAGTGACCGGCGAAACCATCATCGGTACCAACTTTGTAAAGGATTTCTTTGCCAGTGTCCGTGATGTAATCGGCGGCAGAAGCGGTTCTTACGAAAGCACCCTCCGCGAGGCTAAGGATACAGCCCTCAGAGAGATGGCCAACCGTGCCGCATCCCTGG